TGACGTTTTCGGCGGCGCAAATATATACCCAAGTGAGATTAGCTATAGTGCTATCGCCCTCTCAGCAGACGTAGTACTCAGCTGGCCAGAAGAGACTTCTGCCTCAAGCAACCTCGCAACCCGTATTATTGACGTTACGGCTTCTGCCGGAAGTCTGAGCATATTCATGCCTGACGCTACAAAAAGCGGCACAGGTAATACGGTATTGTTCAATAACCAAGGCGCAAACACGTTCATCGTTAAGAACGCTGTCGGCACTCAGCTGGCGTCTATTGCTGCCGGTACAGTTTGGCAGGTCTACCTAACTAGTAATACGACCGAAGCCGGTCTGTGGGAAACTCTACAGTTTGGCGCAACAGTTTCTCAGGCTAACGCATCTGCGCTCGCTGGTACAGGTATTGTTGCCGTAGGAACCTTGCTGTCTCAATCTGTACCTGTTACGTCATTTAATAGTAACTATTCTGCCGGTACAAACGACAGAGCTAAAATGTACGTCTGGACGGGAGCCGGTGGAACGCTCACCCTGCCGTCAGCTCCGACGATAGGTGATAACTGGTTCATGTACCTCCGGAACGAAGGTTCTGGGGCTGTTTCGGTTGAACCTGCCGGAACGCCAACCATTAACGGTCTTTCGTCTCTAAGTTTCCAGCCGGGTGATTCAGCTATTATCGCCACCGACGGTATAAACTTCTTTACGGTCGGTCTGGGTCAGCAGGCAATCTTTGCCTTTGATTACACGTCTATCAACGTGGCTGGTACAGGTAATTATACTTTAGCTGGTAGCGAGTTAAACCGTATTGCGTATAACTTTACGGGTTTGTTAACCGGTAACCGGAACATCATTGTACCGGCTACGGTTCAGCAGTATTGGGTAACCAACGCAACCACCGGCGCATACACGTTCACCGTAAAGACGTCTGCTGGAACAGGTGTCACCCTCACTTCCGGCCAGCGCGCAATTTATTATTGTAACGGTACTGACGTAGTTGATGCTGACTCTTCTTCAATTGCAGTCCCTATTTCGATCGCTGACGGTGGTACCGGCGCAACCACGGCGGGGGCGGCCTTAATTAACCTGGGCGGCACGTCTGTAGGTACATCGCTATTTACAGCAGTTGACCAAGCCGCAGCCTATGCCGCGCTGGGTGTAGCACCTGCGGGTGTGGTTGTTGGCGGGGTTTTCTGATGACGACAGTCGTCTTACGTTCGCAAGCCGGTATCAAACGAGACGGCACGAAATTTGACGGTGATTTTTATACCGACGGTCAATGGGTGCGCTTCCAGCGCGGGTTGCCGCGTAAAGTTGGCGGTTACCGTTCAATTAATAAATACCTGACTGAGATCTCAAGAGGCTTTACAAGTTTCACGCAGCAGAGCCTTCAGTACTGTCATTCAGGCGGTGCGAGCACCCTTGAGCGGTTTACGATTGACGCAAGTAAAAACAGCTCAATCATCAGTGACCGCACGCCGACAACTCTGACAGATTCTGTTTTGAATCGTTGGATGTACCAGTATATGTACGACCCTTCTGGTTCGGCTAACTCTTTGCTAGCTCACGTCTCTCCGAACGGTTCATGTGTTTGCAATGACGTAGGCGGTCAGATATTTATTGGCGACCTTCTTGACACAACGGTGTTAACTGAAATTACGCTACCTGCGGGGGGTAACGCCACCGGCGGTATAGTTGTGTTGTACCCTTACTTGTTCTACTACGGTACAGACGGTATTATTGGTCATTCGGTTGCAAGTGACCCTACAGACCTTACCGGCGCTGGTTCTAATATTGCTCGGCCATGGGGGCAGAAGATTATTAAAGGTATGCCCCTGCGTGCCGGTTCTGGCTCTGCTCCTGCCGGGCTGTTTTGGGCGTATGACGCTGTCATTCGAGCTACGTTCACTGGCGGTACGACCGTTTTCCAGTTTGACGTAATTGCTACTGACACGTCAATCATGTCTGCTGACTCGGTAGTTGATTATGACGGTGTGTTTTTCTGGGCAGGTGTTGACCGGTTCTTAATGTTTAATGGTGTTGTGCGCGACGTGCCGAACCAGCTGAACATTAACTGGTTTTTTGACAACCTTAACGACTCTCAGCGGTCAAAAGTATTCGCTTGGAAAATGCCGCGTTTCGGTGAGATCTGGTGGGCGTATCCGCGTGATGACGCTACTGAATGTACGCACGCGGTTATTTATAACGTCCGTGAAAACACATGGTATGACACCGCACTGCCGACTTCAGGTCGCGCTGCGGGAGGTTTTAACAACGCTTTCGCTTCACCCCTGCTAACGGACGCAGTCCCGACTAACAGCGGTTACCGTGTTTGGATTCACGAGCAAGGTGTAGACGAGATTGATGGACCGAACGTCAGACCTGTTCAGTCTTACTTTGAGACAGCAGATTTGTCATCATTGGTTCAAGGTAAAAACGAAGCGTTACGTATAACTACGATTGAGCCAGACTTTATTCAGAACGGTGAAATGACTGTACAGATTACCGGTCGCGCTAATGCTCGCGCTCCTGAAGTTTACAGCCGCACTTTCACGTTCCCTGAATCGGCTACCGAGCCGTATGAGCAGATCGTAATGCTGAAAGAGCAACGTCGTGAGTTACGTGCTCGTTTTGAGTCTAACTGCATTGGCGGTAATTACCAAATGGGTCAAATCATCGGCCATATCGACTCTGGCGATGGAACGGTGCTCGGATGACGAATGTAACGCGTCCTTCTTATATGAAACTCAATGATTGGGCTGACCAGATGTCGCTTGACCTTGACGCTTACGGTTCTTTTGGGCGGCTTGACAATGTTGAAGAATGGCAGAACTGGGCAATGCAGTTTTTAAACAATACGACGTTGGGGCGTAACTTCCCTAACCCGTATGATTTTGATAATTGGCAGGACTGGGCAGAAAGGTTCTGCCAGAGCCTGTCATGATGCATTTTATTGGCTTCAACCGAGAGGAAGAAGCCGAAAAGTGGGCGCGTAAGCAGATAGGCATTGAACATCCTGTTGGTTTCTTTAGAGCCATATCAGCGGTTGATGAACATGATAAGTTTGCGTGCGTAGCGGTTATGACTAATTTTACGTCGCGTAACATCGACATAAATGTAGCTATAAACAATAGAGATTCGTTGTCACCTAGAAGTGCGGTATTGATGTTTAATGAGATATTCTCTTATGCGTTTGATACTTTGCGGGCGGCTAGGGTTACAGCTTTGTCTCGTAGCAAGAATGAGAAAGCCAATAAGTTTATTGAACATATTGGGTTTAAACCAGAAGGCGTAATGCGTAAAGCCTTCAAAGACGACGACTTAAACATTTACGGATTTTTAGCAGAAGAGTATTACTCTCACGCTTGGTACAGAGGAAAAAATGGATAAAAATGCAATTTTAGAAATCGCTCATCGCGACCCTAATTTCTCTAGAGCCGTAGATGAGATGGAAGCTAATCTGTCTCAGATGAACGTCATGCCTGAAGACATTCAGCAGATGATTGGCATGCTTGAGACCGTTCTGCAAGACCCTTCAAAATATGCTGAAGTGCGCCAGGCGGCGATTGCAGACGGAATGCTTGATGAGAATGAAGCTCCCGAGCAATTTGACCCAGCCTTTGTTGCCTCAGTGCTCGCGGCTCTCTACGAGTTGCTTGACCGTATGCAAGGTGCTCAAGCTGCCCCACAAGCGATGCCCCAGCAAGGTTTTGCGCAGGGTGGTCTGGCTCAGGCTGCTCGGCAACTTCAAGCTGCGGGTCGCGGCGGTGACAGCATGCTGGCGCACATCAACCCTCGGGAAGCTGAAGTACTGCGTCGCATGGGTGGCTCAGGCACCGTTAACCCCAACACCGGACTACGTGAATATAAAAGCGGTAAAGGTCTACTCGGCGCAATCCTACCTATCGCTTTAAACTTCATCGTACCTGGCGCTGGAGCCTTGCTAGGCACCGCTCTCGGTGCTTCGGCTACATTCGCACCTATATTGGGTGGCGCGTTAATCAGCGGTGCTTCGTCAGCTTTGACCGGTGGGGATCCACTTAAAGGTGCCCTCATGGGTGGCCTAGGCGGTGGTCTGGGCGGTATGGCCGGTGGCGCAGCTAATAAGTTTTTAGGTTTAAATTTAGGTGATACAGGGCAAGCACTGTTAGGTAGCGGCCTCGTAGGTGGCTTAGCAGGGGCGGCGACAGGCAAAGGTTTCCTGGAAGGCGCAACCCAAGGCGCTCTCGGCCAACTCATCGGCGGCAAAGTCAGCGGTATGGGTGGTTCTGGTTTTCAAGCCGGTGGGCAGAATTTTGCAAACATGATGGCCGCAGGGTATGACCCCAAGACCGCAGCAATTACCGGCGGTCTTTCAGGTTTAGCAACGAGTATGCAGTCCGCTTTAAAAGGTTCGCAGCCCCAAGCCGGCGGCACAGGGTTAAAACCTTCTGATGCCGTTGTTGAAGGTTTGAAAGGTGTTGACAAATACGCAGTGTCAGATCTAACTCCGCAGGGTGGAGCAAATTATGCATTGACTAGTGCGGGTACAGAAACTCTTCCAAGACTTAATGTGACCGCTGGCGGTAATTATCGCTACGGCCTGCCTGATTTAAACTCAAATGAGATGGCAGCAAGCGGTACGTATTCAGGTATTACCGCGCCTCAAGGTGCTTTAGCCTCTCAACCGGGCGGTTTCAATCTTAAAGACGTAGGTTCGCTGTTACCTTTAGCCAGCATGATCGGCGGTCCTCCTGCGCCTGTGCAGACAGCTATTCAAAAGATGTCTCCGCAGCAGCAAGAATATTTCAACCGTCCGTCTATCAAGTGGGACTGGAATAAATTACAGCAAGATGCAGCTATGTCAGGTATGGATTTGACAAATTACATGGCTCAGAATTGGCCTCAAATTCAATCTGGGGTTTATAATATCCCTGTTGAAATGAAAGCTCGCGGTGGTCCTCTGAACGTCATGGCTAATTTTGCTCGCGGAGCTGGCTCAGGTCGTGCAGATACAATTGACGCAAAACTCTCAGACGGTGAATATGTTATGGACGCTGAAACAGTCGCACTGCTCGGGGATGGGTCAAGTAAAGAAGGCGCTAACCGTTTAGACATGATGCGCGAGAGCCTGCGTGCTCATAAAGGTAAAGCTCTGTCTAAAGGTAAATTCAGTCCTAACGCAAAATCACCACTCTCATACTTGAAGGGAGCCGCATAATGGCTAGCTTATTCGAAGGTTCGCCACAGACTGCGACCTCTTACACTACTTCTAACACTGAGAGTCCTAAATGGCTGCAAGATGCTATTTATAATCAGATTCAAGTAGCTTCAAATATTGCAAATACACCGTACCAAGAATACGCTGCGCCACGTGTTGCGGAACTGTCTCCGCTTCAGAAGCAAGCATACCAACAGGTTCAGCAAAACCAAGGTGCTTGGAAACCTGAGATGGATTTCGCGTCTCAAGGTATGCAGGGTTTTGCAGGTAAAGGTACTGCCGAGGGTCTAACAACGGCTCAGGGTCAGTATCTCCGACCAGACATGGTTAGCCAAACTTTAGGCGCTGGGCAAGACTATTTTGGCCAAGCCGGTCAACAAAATATCGTAGGTGCTGCCCAACCTTACATGACCCAAGCAGGTGCGACGACCGCCGAAGCACTGTCTGACCGTGCTTTGAATGCGGCTAGCCCATACCTGCAAGCTGCTGCCGGAACTGCCGCTGGTGGTATTAGCGATTACATGTCTCCGTACCAGACAGGTGTAATGGACGTGCTCGCTAAACAAGGTACACGTAACCTGACAGAGAACCTGTTGCCTGGTGTGTCTGACGCATTTATTAAAGCTGGGCAGTTCGGCAGCGGTCGTATGGGTGAGTTCGGTTCACGCGCACTACGCGACACGCAGGAAGCTGTGTTGAATCAGCAAGCGCAGTTAGCTAACCAAGGTTACGGCCAGGCTCTGAGCGCGTCTCAGGCTGACCTAGCACGCCAAGCACAGCTGGCTGGTACCGTCGGTAGCATTTCAGGTGCGGACCTCTCCAGGGTACTCCAGGGTGGCGCTCAGTACGGTCAGTTAGGACAGACTGCCGGTCAGTTAACGGCTCAACAGATGCAGGGTCTAACGGGTCTGGGTCAAGCCCAAACAGCAGCAGGTCAAGCGCAACAGCAATATGGTTTAACCGCTGCTCAGGCAGCTCAGCAGGCTCAGGCCGCAGATTACCAGCGTCAAATGGGTGCGCTCACCGGCGTGGCTAACATGGCTCAGCAGGCTCAAGGTATGCGTACAGGTGACGTTGCAGCTCTAGAGGCGGCAGGCCAAGCTCAACAAGGTCAACAACAGCAGCAGTTGAACGCAGCTTATGAACAGTCCCAGGCTCCTCAGAATTACCTGAAGAACCAAGCAGACTGGCTTAGTACGCAGGTTCGCGGTATGGCTCCAATGGTTCCGACGTCAACGACAGGTACCGGTTCAACTACGGGCGCGACGTATGCTCCATCAGGATTATCACAGTTAGCCACGGCTCTCTATGCCGGTAAAGGTTTATCGAGTCTCGGATAAGGAATAGTCATGGGTTACGAATTAGACAAGCTGTTGAAGCAATACGGTGTCAGTAGTGCCTTTACTCCTACTTATACGGGGACAGCTAAACCTGCTGCCGGAGAAGTTGGTCCGTCGCAATACACTACGGACAAAGCTCTGTTTGACAAGTATAAAGCTAGCTACCAGGAACGTATGGGCAACACGCCTATGTACGCTGGTGCTCAATATCAGACACAACCTGCGGCTACCTCAGCGTCTGTAGAAGATTTATACAGCTCTTATTTAGGTCGAGCAGGAGACACTACGGGGCAAAAATACTGGGAAGATAAATTCGGTTTTACTGACCAGAAAGTGCGTGATGAGTATGCAAAGAAAATGGGTTTAGCTCCGACGAACCTAGGAGAATCTATTGATGAGTACAATGCTCGTACTAACTATGGAGCATCAGATACCGGAGGCCAACAACCCCAAGTAAGTCTAGGTCAGGTTAAAGAATTTGTAAACGCAGCTAAACCTGAGTTAGCTGGGCGTAACTTCGGTAGCCAGGCTCTTATGGACGTAACCGGTAGTTACTACGGCGGGCAGCTCGAATCACCTACGTATGCTAGCTACGCTACGCCAAAAGAAACCGTAACGTCACCCTTGACGCTGTCAACTACGCCCGTTACTACTCCGGGAATGACTACGATGCCCGCAGGAACGTCGATTCCGGCCTCAACAGGTTCGAGCATGCTTGCTAATGCTATCAATACGGTTTCCGGAACAACTGCACCAACAGCCTCATCTACTACGTCAACAACGACTAAACCAGCCACAATGAGTACTTTAGGTACTATGAGTTCCGGTGTCCCGTCGCAGAGTGAAGTTACTTCCGGAGCACCGACTTCAGGTTTCAGTGCTGCTAATTACACTGACGTTAATGGTGCGGCTATTCCTTGGTATTTGCAGGCCGCTAACGTAAACCTGCCTGACGCGCAAAAGGCGGCAGCTTTACAAGGTATTACTTTGACAGCGCCTACGCTAGCTGAGTTAGCTAGTAGAAATAATGTCGCAGAAACACCTAGTTTTGGTTTCAACGCTGCTAACTACATGAGTCCGACAGGGGAAGGTATTCCTTGGTATTCTCAAACAGACAACTACAATTTGCCTGATGCGGCTATGGCGCGGACGGTTGCTGGAGTATCTAGCACCGCACCTACCGCTTCTATAGCGTCTACCATGCCAGCACAAAATACGGGCGGTTACGGTTTTAACGCTTTGAGTTACAGCCAACCTTGGTATATGCAAGAAGCTAATTATAACCTTCCTGACGCAGTGAAAGCGCGTGCGGCTGCTGGTTATTCACATGGCGGTCAAGTTAAGACTAATTACTACCGTGGCGATAGAGTTGACCTACCAGATAATTACGACATGGACGGGATGGAGTTAGCCGCTATTGACGTGGTTGATAACCCTATGAATTACGCGTCTGAATCAGACATGCGTAACAAAGCAGCTGAGTCCACAAAAACACTGATTGATAAATACTTGTCAAGTGAGCCTCCAGTAATTACAGAAGCTCCTCCGTTGAATGTTCAACCTGAAGCTGCTCCACCTGCTTCAGTGGTCGCTGCTCCGGCTGCTGTTGCTCCTGCTAGACCTGCACGCGCGGCTACTCCAGGAATGCTTAACTTGCCTCCGGACTTGGCAGAGATGCTGTCAAAATATACCGGCGGTGATTCTGTTTACGGCACCGAGCTGGCTGGTGCTCGTACTAGAGCAGAAACAGAAAGCAAATCGTTTAACGACATGCTTGAGAAAGCTCTAGCCGGTACTAAGGAAGAAGCTCCGTCAAAAGCTGAGATGTATTTCCGTCTTGCGGCAGCTTTCGGTAAGCCGACAAAGACTGGCAACTTTGCTGAGAGCCTCGGTAACGTAGGTGAAGTACTGGGCGAGCAGGCTAAAGAAGAGCGTGCTCAGCGTAAAGCCGAACGCGCATTGAAACTTCAGTTGGGTCTCAAAGGTCAAGAAGCTCGCATGGCCGCAGCTAAGGAAGACGTCGCAGCTCTGCGCGGCCTAGCCGGTGAAGAGATGAAAGACAAACGTGCGATTGCTACCGAGTTGCTCAAACAATATATTTCTTCTAATGAACCTAAGTCGTCAGCAGGTAAACAGGCTCTAGACGAAGGTTTGATACCGAAAACTGATAAGTTTAAAGCTCGCGTAGCTGAAATTTCACAATTAAATATTGAGAAAGCAGAAACAGCTATTACGTCAGCATTAGCTGGTATGAGCGTTGCTCAAGCAAACATGACTCTTCAAAATAGAAAGTTTGAGGCAGAGCAGGAAAAAGCGGCTAAGTTGACTCCGGGAGAACTTAAATTAAAAGTTGAAACAGAAGACGTCGTAGCTCAGACAGATCAGGCTCTGAAAGATTTGAAACGTGCGTACGAGATTAACCCTAACACATTTGATACTTCTTTAGTTGACACTGCGCAACGTAAGCTGTTAGAGTCTGCAGGTTCAAAAGACGTTAAATTAGCGAATACTCGTGAACAAGAAAACTTGCTCCAAAAAGCGGCTCTGTCTCAGTTGAAATCAACCTTCCCGGGAGCGATTTCTAATGACGAACGTAAAGCTCTGCAAGACGTCCAGGGTATAGGCGCTAAGAGTATAGAAGAGCGCAAAACTATCATGAAAAATGCTTACAATGCTTTAAAAGCGGTTAGTGCGCGCCACCGTAAGCGGCTCAATGAAATTAATCAAGGTCTGTACCGCGACACTACGCCACCTACAGGGGAGCTAGAATAATGCCAGCTGATAAAACTCTAGGTGCTGCCCGTGCTGCTATTGGGCAGGGTCTCGGTATGGGCTGGGGTGATGAGGCTGAAGCATGGTTACGTGCTAAAGCCGGTGAAGGTACGTACGAACAAAACTTAGCTAAGATCCGTGGCGAGTACGGTCAGTACTCAAAAGAGAATCCATTCGTTTCAGGTGCGGCTGAGTTCACTGGAGGTGCGCTTCCTGGTGTTGCGGCAATGATGATTCCCGGAGGCCAAGGCGCGGGTGCAGCAGCTCTGCAACGCTCAACCCTGGGCGCTCTGGCTCGGCTTTCAGCGGCTGGCGCGGCCACCGGTGCTGTGTCCGGTGCGGGATCGGCAACTGAAGGTCAGCGCGGCTCAGGCGCGGTCACCGGCGGTGTTATTGGCGGCGCTTTAGGTGCGGCTATACCTGTCGGGTTACGTACCGGTAAAGGTGCCTATAATTGGCTGCGTGAGCGTCTTGCTCCAACAGAAGGTCTGATTGCGCAGCGTGCTGCACGCACAATGACGGGCGCTCTAAATGAAGCTGACTTAACTCCAAAAGACATAGAGTTAATGATGAAAGCCGACCGTGCTATGAACGTGCCGTCGCGGGTAGCTAACGTCAATCCAGCATTAGCTGACCTAGCTGAGACAGTAGCACAACGAGCAGGTAAAGGTACTCGTAAAATTGAGAAAGGTCTCCAAGAACAACGCCTAGGTTCCCGCGAGAGAGCTTATCAGCAGACCGTTAAAGGTCTAAAACCAGGTCAGTACTACGAAGACGAACAGCGTATGGTCAAAGAACTCCGCGACAGCGCCAAGTCAATTTATGACAAAGCCTATGCCGCAGGGGACGTAGATGACCCACGCGTCAGCGAAGTATTGAAACACCCAGCTTTTAAAGGGTTCTTTGATAAAGCTCGTCAAATCGCGGACACAGAAGCTATGGCGGCTAAGTTACGCGGCGAAGATCCTGCTAAATACGCATTACCTGAAATATATAAACCATCTGGTAAAGTTGATCCGATTACCGGTGTTGAGAGCCTTGAGCTAGTTAAACTGCCGGACGTACGCACACTTGATTATATCAAGCGCGGTATAGACGCGACCATTGACTCTGGTTTCCGTGGGCAGGGTATGTCAACCGCAGAAGCCTCGGCTCTACGCGACTTGCGTAAACAGTTCGTTAATGCTATTGACGAGAACGTACCGGCGTACAAAGAGGCTCGTAAGAGTTACGCAGGTGACATGGAAATTATTGAGGCTATGCGTACAGGTCTAAAGGACTTCGGTAAATTAGACCACGAGCAGGTTGTTAAAATGGTTGCAGGTATGAGCCAAGCTGAAAAAGAAGCGTTCCGCACGGGCGTGGCACGTAGCCTTTACAGTAAGATTATGGACCCTTCAGGCAACTTTAACGCTGCCCAGAAGATCATAGGCTCTCCGGAAACGCAGGCTAAGTTACAACCGCTGTTTGACAATGCTGGCCAATTCAAATTGTTTAAGAATGCAATGGAACGTGAGTCACAACTGTTCCACCAATCTAACAAAATTTTAGGCGGCTCGCAGACAGCGAAACGCGGTGAGATGAGCAGAGCGTTAGATGAAGAATCCGGAGTAGGTGCTGCAATTGCAGACGCGGTAACGGGCGGCTTCTGGAATTCATTGACGAATTTAGGTGCTAAAGGTATTCGCAACGCAAACCTGAGTGAAGCTAAAGCCGACAAGTTAGCTGAGATGCTGATGTCTAAGAACCCGTCAGAGGTAGCTGCTACTGTAAAACTGTTGGAAGATTACGCGACTAAGGCGGCTCCTCGTGCCCTGAAAGCCTCTGCAACAGAAGCCGGAGCAGTAACAGGTACAGCTAGCGCAGTTTTCCCTGCGCCCCCAGCCCCAGAAGCTCTGCCGAACATAGAATCAGACGCTAGTTACTCCGGTGAACCTAGTGCGCCAGGAGTATCTCTACCTGACATTGAGAAAGACATTGAAGATGAGAAAAAACTACCCGAAGTTGAAGTAATCGGCAAACCTGAATAGACTCCTTCCCTGCGTGATGGCAGGTTTGACCCCACCTACGGGTGGGGTCTTTTTATTCGTCATACACGTCATTACGCAGTTGAAGTATTATACGTAAATGCTCAGCTGCCTCGGGCATGTCTTCCTCCTCAGCCTGGTCTATCAACTGTTGTAACTCTTCTTTACTTTTACCCCAGTGTAGACCAGGACCGAGCAGGTGTCTAATATACCACCACGGCACGGATTACTTCTTGTCTCTGTTTTGTTTAAACAGATAATCATTCCTTTTCTCACTTGGAGGAACCCAGCCGTGCCGACGCCACACAGCCTGCACATTTGCTCCGGACACCCACTTAAAATTATCTAACGGGTTGATGTGCATGTTCTCACGCACGTCTGGCACGATTAACCGTTCTTGCCCTACTACTTTAAATTTCATACTCATATCAACCTCCGTGATTGGTTTTTACAATTGACTTTAGATTAGTGATTGTTTTACACAATCACTTGAACTGCGTTTCCCATAACCATCTAGCCATAAGTAACGCTTCTGCCCGATCTGAATACTTCTTAAGATTGAGCGGTGCTTCAGGGAACAACCGAACGGCCATAGCGCGGGACAATTCTTTATCCCGCTCTAATTTGAAATACTTTTTCCAAGTTACCGGAGACACGTAAGTCATCGGTAACCGGCAGGCTACGATGGCCGACCTAGCACAACCGAAGCTGTCACCAAGGCTAAAAACAGACGAAACCCCCTGCCCAGGCATAGCGTTAACTCTCTCAAGAACTGCGCTGGTTGAAACATCAATAGAGCTGTGCTTTCTAAGCATAGTAATTAGGCCAGCTACGTCAACTTCCCGTTTAACACTACCCAAACCCTTGACAAGCGTCGGCATGTCTTCTACGGCCACGAAAACCCCATCAGAGAGCACGCCAATAGCGCCTGTGAGTCCTGGGTCAATACCGATAGTGATCATCACATCCCCTCGTAACTGTCACATGCGGCTCTTTGTTCATCCAGGGTTAAAGACTTGTCAGTCAGCTCACAAGCCCACGAGCCAGAAGCACCAGGTATGCAAAGAAGACAAGTACGGCAGTTCTTCAACGGTTTAACTTCTCGAGTACAGACAGCTTTCATGTCGCAAAATTTGCAGCCAAAGGAAGAAGCGTCGTCACTGATTCCAGCAGGGCGCATACGCGCATCAACCAGACTGATTATTTTCTTTTTCAGCTTACCCTGCTCAACTTTGTCTTCTTTGATTCGCTCTACGTAATACTGTTCATCATCTTTGCAAACGGACACGTACAAGCCGCGAGTTAGACCTGAAAAAGCCATGCTGATTTGCATCTGCGCATAATGCGTAGGTTTTGACTCTTGGAGACCTTTCTTGACTATACCACTGAAGCTGTTTTTGTTGTGTGTTTTAATCTCTAAAAGATGCGCTGTTTTCTCACAGCCGGGAATGTCTTTAATAACTCCGTCCGTTTTAGTTATAAAGTGGCCGGATTCATCATTAAACTCAAACTGGTTCCCGTTATCGTCTTTGTCCCAGACTTCGAAACCGGCTGCTCGTAGGTCATCAACCACTCTGGCTTCCTGAATGTGGCCGGTGTTAAACAGTCGCAGCATTCTGCCGCTAAACTCTTCTCGAGCGTAACCACGCCAGTCTAGCCAAATTTTACGAATGCATTCTTCACCGATAAATGACGACCCCAGACGACCTAGGTATAACGCTGGCTTACGATCTTTATTTTCAATCGCTTTATACACTCGATTGATGATCTCTTGCTCAGGTCGGGCAGGTAATGCTACCATTTAGTTCTCCAGTTATTGGTGGGGTACTCGCTGCGTCTGTTTGTGGGAGTCGAACCCACCAGTCCACTCTGATTACGCTGGAAATCGAACCAGCCCTCACAGCATCCGCTTTCCCCCGTGAAACATTAATCCCAAGGGTTAGCGGATTTGCTCGCTGGCGCTGCGGCTTTTGGAGCTGACTTCGCTACGACCTTAGGCTTGTCTTCTGAATCCAACAGGAAACCTTTAATACGGTTACTTGCTGAATACCCACCCTTAGCTGGGTCAATGCTGACGGTAGCGGCGAACGGCTTCTCAAGCAGCTTGTCGGTGTCGTCTGCGTCTGGCTTACCGCAGGCAGTAGCCCACGCCACCAGCTGTTGACGACCGATGTTTTGTGCCTTCTCGCTAGGGTTGTTGATGTTGAAAATGTTCCACAACAGACGACCAGCGTACTCACCTTTAACGACTTCAAACTTGACGTTAATGTATGAACCTGTACCGGCCTTAGTGTCTTTCTCAACTGCCTCGGTGGCTTTGAGAATATAGTCGCCCTCAGGGATAGGGTCGTAAGAGCCACCACCGCCGGTTTGTTGTGATGCGTCAACTTCTGTAATGTCGAAACCAAATTTAGCCATGATGTTTTCCTTAATTTGCAAGTGGGATGAGTTTTGACAAGTTTTCGATTGTCATTTCGATCTCGTCTGGGCAAGCGTAACGATTCTTTGCAGCGTATGCTGGATTTTCTACAAAATGTAGTAACCGCTCACCAGTGCTGACACCACGGTTTTTTGTGTTATTAAACCCTGCGTCAGACTTCTTGATAATTACCTTAAAAGCAGCGAACGCGAGTACGTCTGCCCATTCCTGGAGCAACGCATTGCAGCGGTTCGGCAACTTCGGTTGATAGCGATCATACGGCTCAGTGCGCGGGTCTTCAAACTTCACCACCGCTGCGTGAGCAATTAAAACCACGTTCATGTTACGCTTGAGGCGCAACGCATCAAGACCCTGCAGAATCTCACGGAACTCTTCAGCTACCATCATCTGACCTTTGCCGTAGGCAAGGTCTTTTGCTTCATGCGTAGACTCCACGTTGCTGACAATCAACGGCTCAATCAACCAGTCAACAGAGTCAATTACGACCGTCTTGAATTTATGATCTTCCTTAATGAGAGTTTTAATGCTCTCGACTACGTCGGTGATCTTTGCTGCACGCGGGAAACTAGTCACGTCTAATGAGTCGAGACCATCCTCAGTGCTGATAAAGATCGGGCTGGGGAACTGGCTAGCCAACGTAGACTTGCCGATACCGTGCCCTCCGTAAATACAAATACGCGGTGGTACTTCCTGCTTACCCACCCTTAAAGTTGATTTCCAATCTGACATTTGTTTTCCTTTCTTGGTTGGTGGCAGTTAGTCATCTGCCGTTACGAAATCGTCATGCATCAGGTTAAAGTCCCAACGCTGTGGCATATACTGGAAAGTGTTCCTGTCCCAGCTCAATATGTTAACCACGTCATTCTGTTCTGCTACGAGCGCCATACTGACTGCGCAGAGGGTAGGGTCGCCAATCATCAACAAGTAGTCTCCTGAGTTCCAATTCTCAAGTACTTTACGTGCTTTAGAGACCATGTTTGCGGTGTCGTATGGTTTGCGAGGATTACCGAAAACGGCCTGCAATTTACCATACTGCTTTGCGTCAGACATGTCTTTATTATTGTCGACCTGAACTACGTATACTGTTCTCAAATTACCGTGTTCCATTTTTACCCCTCTTCTTTGGTTCTTTAGGTGGCGGAGTCACCAACGCTATATCTTCTGCTGTTAAAAACGATTCACACCCTACACATATTGCAATCTTTATTGCTTCCTTCTCATACCACGAATAATCAAGATCTTGCGGGTGAACCACTTTGTCTTTCAAAACCATGCAGGCTCGGGCGCCGTCAGTCTTTGGAACCTTGTTGTTATTTGACACGTAGCGTATATCTAAACCGGTGTTATGGCTCTGATACCACCGAACCACTTTACCTAGGTATATACCTTCTTGCTGCCCACCGCCGGTTACGTTACGCGCAGATATGAAGTTTTGGAACGGCGCGTTACGTATCGTCTCATTAAACGGTATACCTTTCGCTAACCAATTACACACTGCTTCCGCTGCTACCTGAGCTGTCGGGTTCTTCTTTAACGATAACGGTGCGTATATACCCTTTACTTTAACAGTCCGGTCAGGCTTAACTGCTATGTAATTGTTTACGTCCTTCATCGCTAACGCACGGTACGGTGTAAATTCGAACGCGAAACGGGATATTTCACTAAACCTAGCCACAACCCTATCTACCTCCTCTTGGAGCGCCTTCGGGTAGCGAATCGCTATGCCGTCGGTATTAGCAGACAAAGTCTCTGCCCCTGCTAACTCTAACCACTCGATTAACATCAACAACGTGAACTGCCCAGTCAACGTAACAGCTAGCATCAAGTCCGGCGAGTATAAAACAGAATACTTGCTAGCTAACTTACCGAAAGTGCCGTTCAAACTAATCTTCAGCGTCTCGTTAGTAACCTTGTCACCGTTACGCTTTGCTTCAAGACGACGCTCATAAATCTTTTGATACTCATCTACGAACTGCCTGCCCAGCGCAGCCGGTACAAAACCGCATTCCAAAATAATACTCGGGTAAAACGAGGCCGCGTCAATGTCGCAAATAACGTCGTCACCGGCCACGTGACAAACCTGCTTGTCATGTACGCTGTGTATGCCGCCTACTCCGAGCTGATAGACACCATAACCAAACTGAATCGTAACCCCACCCAGGAACTCTGGCAGTATGACATGGCCGGTGTTCTGATTCATGTCAAACACGTGCCTAGATACTTTCTCCAGCAACCCTTGCAGCTCTGCGTTTTGAAACTTCAAAAACTCTGGCGGTGTATAAACTACTGTCTTCGGTACTTCATTGTCTTTACGCTTGAGCCGCATAGACTTGATATACGCCTGCTCAGCCATCTGAGAGTCAGACTTGCTACGCATGTCTACGCCATACTGACGGGACATCTGCACACGCAGCATGACTTCGCTCTCAAGCTGGTTTAACAGTTCGTGCGTCGTGTCTAAATCGTTATGGCAATACTCTAATACTTCAGGCTCCTGCTCGACGGTTATGATTGCGTCATGCGCGATAGGCATGTCTTGCAGCTTCGGCATGTGCATACGAGCACCATAAGCCTTTAGACCGACGAACGACGGAGCAACCTCAATCAAGTCAATACTGTCAAAACCAACTTCCCGCAGGGCATACTTACGGAACGCATTCCAGGGAGCTACACGATTGACAATAATGTCATTGGCAATGTATTTAATCTCCATCTCATTACGCCCCATACACCACGCAGCTACAACTATGTCATCGAACGACTTGTTGTTAAATCCAATAAAAGTAGCGTCAGGTTGCTGCAGAAACTTAAGCAGCTTAGTAGGCGAATCTTCCTCATGCCGCCATAAATCAAACATATCGCCAGACTCTATATCTTTGAAACACACCAAGGTGCGGTTCGGTAGAGTCTCGCAGTCAAATACAAAAGTAGCCATGTTAGTCTTGATCTATGTAACCGTGAATAGGTTCTGAGCCATCGTCCTTGATGAGTTCGGCCACCATTAATTCGCGTTTCTTTTGGAGATAATGTATAGCTTTGTCGATATCCTCAAGTGCTTTCTTCTCGTCACCCTTACGACCGAGCCGCCAGAGGTACTTAGTAGCTGCGCCGATGAGGTAATCCCAATTAAGCGCAACAACGACGTCCCAATGGTCAGGAATATTTGAATTTTTGTAATGATTGCCTCCTACTTGAATGTTGTTAGCTTTCATTTCACAGACTCCTTAATCAAATCAAATAATTGTTTTTCGCGACCGATGAGCATCATCTCTTCTGCGTAAGATATGTACCTGTCAAATACACCACGCATACGTTTGTTACCAAGGGATATTTCACGAGAGCAAAATAACGCACCTTGAGCTATGTCTGCCAACTTTAAAGTTCGCCGGTCAATCTCATCAATCTGAGGCATTCCTAAACCGGCAGAACGTAGCAGCTTTTCTTCTAAATCATTAACCTGGTCGTGTATGCCGTATTTACGCTTTGCTGGAGAAGGTATGTCCCCTGTCTGGTGCTCTGCGAGGTCATGAAACAATGCTGAGATAATAAGACCTTTGCTCGGGTTCAAATCAATCAACATAGCTAAAAGCGCCACTCCAGCGGAGTGATGACCGACGGTCTCAGTAACCAACGTCGTTACGGTGTGATACCGTTTGACTTCCATTCCGGCGATGATGAATTCTAAAGTGTCTTTCATGAGTTCCTCAGTTAGTAGTTATGTAAAAAATTATAGCCCAAAACGCAGGTTGCCAGATTGTTATTTCCAATCAGCAACCTGAAACCGATTGCTTATTCCTTTTCCGCTCGGGCTACGTCACGTCTGTCAATCCACTCAAAAGCGGCTCTACGCCAATCTTCTGCTCGAATCTTTGCGGCGTAACCGCGTCCGTCACCAGCGTGTATTTTACGTATGCGGCTCACCATGGCTAACGGCTGGGCGACATACGTAAAGAACGGATTTTTATATTTCGCGCTCTGGTTGAACGGGTCATTACAGAAAGCCTCGCAGTCCGCTAAAAACACCTTGTATTCACCGTTTAGCATTATAGGCGCTGGCCTGACATTACCGGAAGAATAATAATCATACGTGTCGGGGTCCGGCGGCATTTCTACGTACTTCTTAGCATTATACAACTCGGTATAGAGATGAAGATTGTTGCTAACCTGCCGGTAAACTCCCGTACGCAGGCCAATAGCACAACCGACAAACTCTTGCAGGAAACTAAAGTGAACCACGTTAGCTCCGTAAGCACCCCACCATAGGTCGTTCGAACGATTGAACACGGTCATGTTGAGCCGACCCCCACGGGTATCAAATACTACCTGGGTATTGCAGGCTTTGTCCTTAGTACGCTTGTTGAGATCTTTATGATCCCACATCTCAATAACGGCCTGACGACTTGTCGGGTCACGACGTAGCAACTTGATTACGTCATCTAGCTGGTCATGACCGAAATGGTGTCTCCAGCGGTAACCGTAGGCCGCGTTAAATACTTTACCGTCATCACTGAACTGGCCGATCTTACTGTTAAAATTCTGCAGAAAAGCGACGTCACGTCGGCCAGCGAGCATCCAGATCGATTCCATTAAATGAAAGATAGGGTTAGCGTCGCGACCTTGATGAAACAACACGCGCTCAATCGGGCAGTTATAAATTGTAATAACCGGCTCAGGAAAGACCAAAGCGGGACCGTTGCGGGTCTGCTCCGGTACCAACCCAGAGGTTTTCAGTCGCCAGAATATATCGCTAAAAGCCTGGTTGACATTACGAACTCTTATTTCCATATTAGAACTCCGTCTCTGGTTTGTATAACGTCTTTGGCACGCCTTCACCAAGTAAGACGCGGCAGTATTTACTAAACTCGCACATGCAATTCTGAACGTCATGCAACGTCATGTCATCAATCTCTAACTTATTCTCTACGTCTTTTCTAATCTTTATAAGCGCCCTATTAAACTCGGACTGCGTCCAGCTGGCGAACGGTTTGCGGTCATGTAAGTAATTCAAACCTCTTGAGCTACCAGGACCGATTGGCGCATACGTATACAGGTCTTCTGCGTCATCTAAATGACCTTTAGCGTAAGTTAGATCGGCTGCTACTTGCCCAGCCATAAACGTGCTAACCCCAAAGCACTTTGACAGCGCAGCCACAAATTTCTCAATGTATTTACCTTCTTCAGACCACAGCTCAAACTCTATTTCATCTGCTAATTTCACTGCCGCACCGATGATGTGTTTAGCCATCGCAGACGACTTGTTACCACCTATGTCTGTCTTAGTCGGATACACCATGTACGCGCCAGAATATACTTTTGGTGACTCTTTCTTAAAAGACTCAATCGTCTTTGAAAAAGCCTTAGCGTCAAAGTCTTCTGGCGAGCAAGGTATTATATCTTCGTAAATTAACCGTTCCAGCGTAGGTGGCCAGTTCACATGTCGCGCAATCAACAATGTAAACCACAGGTGTTTGTCTTTAAGGTTGAGATTGATTATCTCTTTAATGATCCATTTTGATACTCTATCGTGCCGGCGATGAATATTGGTGAATTTATATTTAGAAAATATCGGGTCATTAGTCCACGGAGTGTCGTGTCCTTTTTCCTTCGTCAACCGGATTACTTCTCTTTCCCAAATAAAGTAAAGCAACCCTTCAGTAGAGCAGATTGTCTCAGCTGTAGGTTGTGGGTAGGGGCAGTAATCAAGCATTTTCAAACTCCCCAATAATGCTTAACAGCTGTGGATGCGGGTCTTTATGATTAACTAGGTGCACGTTGTACCCAGCAGCGCGTAGGTTACGATAGCAACCGATAACGGCTGTATACTTTTGTTCCAGGTTTTTAGGGTTGAACTCTTTGTCGTTACCCGCTGCCGCACGGCGACCCAAAACACGCTCTATGCATACCTCTAAGGGTGTGTCAAGGAACGCATAGACGTCACAGCCAGTTGGGTGTACAGCCTGAGTTACAGCTCCCCCGAGACCGCTAGCAGACACGAGAGCGCCTTCATAGAGCACATGGCCGTGGTTATGCGCTTTGAGGATACGCTCGGCTACGTCATCTTGGGTTTTAATAGAGTCCGTGCCACCGCATATGTTGTCGTATTTACCGACTACAAAAGCTGGCGCATTCAAGTCAGGTACATTAACTTTGTAACCCATGATCTTGTTGGCGCTGCTATTTAATGCTGAGCTGGGGTATTCTAAGAAATGCCGCATAGCGGTGGTTTTACCGGAACCAAAAGTTCCCGCAATGCGTAGAATTATATGTTTCATAGTTCTCCAGTTATAAAGTATTCTGCACGATAAGGTCTACCGGTTGACGGAAATATAGCCGCTTTCTGTTTTAAAGGCAAGCGTTCTTTTTCACATTCACTTCTTAGCCACTCGGGCAAGCTGTTGGAACGAATGTCTTTAAACACGCTAGTTATATGTTTCAAACCTCTTTCATCTGCCCATTCAATGCGCTCTTGCGCCATGTCTGCGTAAACACCAGGGTACCGACGACCGAAGAAATGATTCTTAAAAGTGCACAGGTTAGACTCCATCGTAAAGTTACCTACGTGCTGGTGCGGGTACCTTTTCGTGTAGAAGTCACGTAGGTAACCTTTAGCCTCTCGCTTTAGATAACCGCACATACTCTTGAAATTGTCGTATTCACCTTTGCAGCCGTTATCTAATCTCTTATCCCAGACGTGTTGGTCCTGCCCGAGTAAAAACAACATACCGTTACGGTGCGACTTGCTACCACTTTTATCTTCAAAGAGCAGGTCATCACAGTCCGCGCCGAACCCGTTAAGATAAACGTATTCCAAGTAACTGAACGAAGACAGTCGGCCAAACGACACGTAGTTATTACGTACTAAATCCCACAGCTCTTTGTAACTCTTACCGGTTAGCATAGCCTCTTGCGTCTTGTGCTCTTCAACCAACCGTGCGTAGGCTTTAATGGCCTGTATAGTGTCTTTCTTCTGATACCGCCGGTCTGTGTCAAACTGAAGCACGTCCCAGTTCTCATTAAACCAGTCCGTAAAGACCGTCAGTTTGGCAACTGTAGGCGGTACAATAGGTAACCGACTCATTAAGTTCAATGAGGTTATTGGGTTTTGAGTCAAACCGTTTAAAAACGCAAACCACAGTTTCTGTTCAGCGTCCCAATCGTAACGTGCCGCTATTTCAGGCATGTACAAATACACGAGCCCCGGCATTACTTTGTGCTGCAGATTGAGCTGGTACAACAGGTTGAAGTACTCAACCCTGTTCTCTGGGAACCGGTAGTCAATCATACACGCTCTCTTTGTTTAATCATCTCGTCTGCCATTTTATACGCTTCTACGGCTGTCAGCTCGTAGCCGGTGTCCATCATGACTGACTTCATAGCTTCCGCTGCGAAGTAATCTCTCAAAGTCATCTCTACGGCCAAACCACCGTTATACGGGAACGAACTCATGCTGCCTCCTTAATTGTGTAGAAAGGTTCAACTACTTTAATACTCGGTGCGCTGCCGACAATCCAGAAAGCTGTCTTGTCATCGTAATCTAAATGCCCGTGGTGCGTCAACCATCTCCATATTTTGGCTTCGTACGTGGGGTGAAACTTTATACCGTCGAAACCTTCCCCTGTGAAATGGTCACTGTACTTGCTGTAGCCGGTGTCGTGCAGGCTGAAATGAGACCACTTAAACGGCAGTCTTTCTACATCTACATTCATTATTTTCAGACGCTCTCTAACCCAGCTACGTTTGTCTGGTCCGATACCAACCGTAAATAGTTCGTCAAGGTTTTTGCTGTCTCGGCTCAGTCCTAATAGCAAGCTGGTCAGAGAGTTACAGGATCCCGCAGGCATTATCAACCGGCTAACCGTGTCAGGCATATTGCTAACTTGGTGCGCTCCTACTTCGTGAAATTTGCGTACGTCATCTGCTGGGTACTTTTCATGCGGCACCGTTATACCGTACTCTACTACCAGAGATTTAGGTTGCGTGAGGTCTGACACCATCTTTTGTAGAATAGGATTGTACGGACCATTGGCGTAATCAAACACGGCTCCGAACCCGGCAGCTATGCGAGGGTTGTCATGCTTGAGTACCGTGTGCGGTTTACTGTAGACAATCTCACGGGTTTTTAGGCCGTAATGTGCACCAACGATCGCAGTCATACTCAGCTGCGGAGATTGAATGCTAGCTCCGGTTACAATGTGCGTTTTACCCTGCCGGAACCGGTTAATATACCAAGTCAACTGGCGCATTTTAGAACCGTTCGGTCCTCCGTAACCTAGAGGCGCAAAGTAGTCTTCCCGTTTAAACCAGATACCTTTGTGGTTCTCCCACGGTGTCAAGTCGCCTAGATAGTTTTCCCATTTAATCACATCGCGATCAATAGAGAGGGTAGGAAATATAGAGGTCACAGTTACTCTCCAAGAAAATGTATGACTAAACAAAGCATGGCTGCGCATATACCGCAACCAACTAGGAACCCTGAAATCCAAATTACAAAAGCGATACTGTTCATAATTTACTCATCTTGTCTTTAATA